GGTGCGTTCGGTCTGGCTGAGGGTGGTGCGCGTGATGGCCTGCGCTTTGTTGTCCCTGGCGTCATGCAGGTGGTAAATCCAGAGCGTATCTACGCCGTACCGCGTGACCGCATCCTGAAGCTGTCGCACGGCCATCGCTTTGGGCTTGAACGCCGCCGCCCGGTTTTTGTTCTCACCGGCATCGTTGTCTATCACCGCTTTGGAGACCAACGGGGCAATGATGGCCGTGAGGCTGTCGATCACGATGGTGGCCACGTCCGCGCCGGGCATATTGGTGGCCAGCAACCGGTCAATGGCTCGCGTGTCGGTATTGTCGGCTGGATTGCTGGACAGTTGATAGACTTTGCCATTCGCCAGCGGCTTAACCTGCGAGTATCGCTGATCCGCGTCAATCGCCAAAATCGGCCCGCGCATCTGGGTGCTGAAGGTGCTTTTGCCCGCGTCGGGGTAGCCAATGAGAACCCATTGCCGGGCGGGGTATTCGTTAACTGTCATTTCCTGAAATGGCATAATATTTGCTCCATTTACTGTTGGATATTATACCAGATTTTTGGTAGAATGATTGGTATGCGAGCCAAAAAGACGACCCGCCCCGGTAAGCCGGGCATCTCCCACCTGTATGACCGCTGCCAGACCCCGCCCTATGCCCTGGCCCCGCTCCTCCCCTATTTGCCGGATCGGGTGATCTGGGAGCCGGCGGCGGGGGAGGGCTTGTTGGTCCGGGGGCTGATGGAGGCCGGTTTTACGGTGATCGGCACGGATATTTTGATGGGGGATAATTTTTTTGAGACCTGCCCGCCGGGGTGGGATGTGCAGGTCACGAATCCGCCTTTTTCGACAAAATATCACTGGCTGGCTCACTCGTATGATCTGGGCCGCCCCTTTGCGCTACTGATGCCGGTGGAGGTGTTGGGCGCGGCCAGGGCGCAGCGGCTGTTTGCAGCGTATGGGGTGGAGGTAATCCTGCTGGATAAGCGGGTGAATTTCAAAATGCCAAACCTGGGCTGGAGCGGGCGTGGGGCGCATTTTGCCTCAGCCTGGTTCACCTGGGGCCTGGGCCTCGGCCAGGCCCTCACATTTGCCCATATATAGTGTTGGCCGGCCAACATCCCCTATATGGCCTAGTTGACTTATTACCTCAACTTTGGTAGACTCCTCCATAGAATTCAATAACCGGGATGCGAGCCGCTTTCGAGCGGGCTTTTCGCATCCCGGTTTTGTGTTTTGTCCCCTCGTTAGTGGTTTGCATCCCCATATTTTTTAACAGGTGAAATGGAATGGCTTAAGGCCATTTTTGGAGCGATTTCGGCCTACAGGCGGCTGGCAGTGCGGATGTCTCGATTGGAGCAGGAGGTCGAGGCGCTGCGGGAGATTCTCCAGGAATATCAGGAATATGCCGAAGAGTCTTCGTTGCGGCATAGTACGATCCGAGATAAGCGGTTGCTCCTCTACCAACTCAGGGCAAATTTGACGAAGCTGCGGCTTAGGGAGAGTGCCTACGGTTGGTCGCTTGGTCTGAGTAATCAAATGGACGACATAGAGCGAGAAATCGAAGCGTTGGAAGCGGAGTTAGAGGAGTAGAAATGGACAGCAGATTGAACGCGATAATATTCGATGTTAACCAGGGGCGGCGGGCCTGGTTTGTGTGGCCGCTGCTAACGCTGGTTTGGTGTCTGGTGCATTATCGCGTCCTTGCCGTGGCAATGCCATCGCATGTCCTGATCGTGTTGTATGCAACGCATATTTCGGGCCGATGGGCCGGGCTGTCGGTGGCGGCGATCGGTAGCGCCTACGCCGCGTTCCTGTTCGGATTTGAAAACTGGTATCGAATAATGTGGGTATCGCTGATCCTGTTTTCGGTTGTGCCCTCCCCCTCAATCTTACGCCATTTTGCCCGGCGATCCAACGCCCGCCTGGAGGAACTCAACGGTAATTTAACGAAACTACGCGGGGCGCTGGTCGATATTGACCTGATCCTCACGAACAACACGATTGATAAAGCGGCGGCGGATCGGTTGATTTTGGCCCGTGACAAGATCGCCACGCTTTTGACAGTGGCCGGGCTATGGGTGGAATTTAGCCGGGCGAAAGCGCGGGACATCACCCGCTGGGAGCGGGAGAATGAAGAGGCGCGGAGACGCGACAGTTAATTATGCCTGGCATTTGCCGGGTATTTTGTTATCAGATGAAGGGGAGACTACATGGATATGGATATTCCAGCAACCGCAGTTGATTTGGTCACTATCCTGGCCGGCCTGATCGCCGGGTGGATTGGCTCAGGGTATATCGGGTCGTATTTGACCGATGTTTTGAAGGGGATAACCTGGCTGAGTGATGAGGATCGCAGTGCCATCGCGGGCCGGTGGGCTGAGTTGACGGCTATTGTGTTGAGCGTGGGTCTGAATTTTGGGGTGAATGAGTGGCTGCTGCCATTGGCCCAATATCTGGATACGGCCGGGCATTGGACTGCGCTGCTGCTGGCCTTGCCTGCCATTAAGTTTGCTAAGGATCGGTATCTTGGTGAGCGGCGGTCATAGACGGCCCATGCAGAGATCGAGGCTCTTGTCAAAAAACGAGATGGAGGCGCATGATGACTAGTAGTATAGGCAAACGCATGACTGACCGGTTTCGGGAGGCCAGCAATCATGTCAATCTTATTTCAAGTGAATTGAGCAATGCCGACAAGAAGCTGGCTGAGTTGGATGACCACCTGGAATTTTTATTTTCCAACTTGATGTCTATCGCGGTCGAGGATGCGGCGGACATTAAGGACGATTTTGATGTGTTGCGAGATGAACTGGCCAACGCGCTCATTACGCAATCGACTATGTTCGACAAGTTCACCAAGCTGTTTGGAAAAATAGAGGCACTGGTTGGGCACGGTTATGAAGCATCAGAGCTATACATCGAGGCCCGAACGAAGTTCAGTTTGCTGCTGACCGATCTGTCTAAATTTCGCGGCGAAAATGCCAACAACGCGACGGTGATGATGGCGCTGCTTAATGACGAGATGTTCCAACATCTCATCGCATCGGACGATGAGTCTAGCTGGCGGATGTTGAATCTGATCGGCGGGGAGCGGGTGGAAGCCTGGCTGAGCTCTCATGAAGGATCATCTACGTGAGCGGCGGACATAGACGGGGCCGGGTTTGTTCGCGGCCTGGTTGTCCTAACCTGGTGGGCCGTGGCTCGCTGTGCGCGGATCATCTGCGTGAGCGGCGGCAGGAGACTGATGCGGCTCGGCCTTCATCGAGTCGCCGGGGCTATGATGCTGCCTGGCGTAGGATTCGGGCCAGGTATCTCAAGCGTCATCCGCACTGCGTCAACTGTGATGGCCGGGCGACCGAGGTCGATCACATCATTCCTATTCGAGATGGCGGAACAAACGACTGGACAAATCTGCGCAGTATGTGCAAGCGATGTCATAGCCGGCATACGGTGAGGCACGGTGGAGGTTTTGGCAATCAGAGAGGCCCAGGGCCATCAAATAGGGGTAGGGGCGTCAAAATCGCTAGAACTGGCGGTTTCCAGACCGCCACGGAAACCTGATTTTTTTCCGTACGGGATCAGGGGATTGACAATGCCAGGACCAACACCTAAACATCCAAGCCTCAGACAACGGCGGAACGTTCAAACAACGCGAGCCATGCTGCCTGCGGAGTCGGCCCCACGCCAGCGGCCCCCGATCCTGCCCAGGGAGCGGGACTGGCACGCGCTCACCAAACGTTGGTGGCGTGATGTGTGGAAATCACCGATGGCGACCGAATATGTGCGAGCCGATGAGCATGGCCTGTTTCGGCTGGCCGTATTGATCGACATGTTCTGGCACAAGCCGAGCCAGAAATTGGCGGCGGAAATCCGGCTTCAGCAGCAAGCCTATGGCCTGACGCCATTGGATCGCCGCCGGCTAGAGTGGTCGGTCGAACAGGCGGAGGAGGCCAAGGATCGTGGCGATCTGCGGCGTAGCAGCCAGGCCATCCTTGTCCATAGCGATGGCGACCCCGATCCGCGTGAGACGTTGAAATGACCATCTTGATAGTGCCCAAATCTGATGACAAACTTTACCCGACCTTGGGGCCGCAGGTGTGCGCCTTTATTGAGTCTTATCTGGTCTTTGGACCGGGCGATCTGCGCGGCCAACCGGCCCATCTCGATTATGAGAAGCGGGCCTTGATCTATCGGATGTATGAGATTTTCCCGCCCGATCACCCCCAGGCTGGCCGCCGGCGGTTCAAACGGGTTGGCATTTCGCTGCGGAAGGGCAGCGCCAAAACCGAGTTGGCCGCGTGGCTGGCTGCGGTGGAGCTGCACCCCGATGGCCCGGTGCGCTGCGACGGGTTTGATGCCGACGGGCAACCGGTGGGCGTCGGGGTCAACGACCCCTATATCCCGCTGGTGGCCTACACTGAAGAGCAGTCGGACGAACTGGCTTATGGGGCGTTGAAAGTCATTCTGGACTACAGCCCCCTGGCCGGCGATTTCGATATCGGGCTGGAGCGGATCATGCGGATCGGTGGCGACGGCAAAGCCATCAGCCTGGCTAACTCACCGGATGCGCGGGATGGGGCGCGGACCACCTTCCAAATTTTCGATGAAACCCACCGCCTCAACACCCCTCGCCTCAAGGCCGCACACAAGACCATGTTAGCCAACATCCCCAAGCGGAAGTTGGCCGACGCCTGGAGTCTGGAAATCACCACCGCGCCATCGCCCGGCGAGGGATCGGTGGCTGAGGACACAATGGACTATGCCCGGCAGGTGGCCGGGGGCGCGATCTCCGACAGCCGGCTCTTCTTCTTCCACCGCCAGGCCAGCGATGACCACGACCTGACCGACCCGGAGGGCGTGCGGGCGGCGGTGATCGAGGCCAGCGGCCCGGCTGCCGAGTGGAGCGACATCGAGGGCATTGTCGAGCAGTGGCGTGATCCATCCTCTGATCAGACCTATCTGGAGCGGGTGTGGCTCAATCGCCTGGTGCGGAGCGCGGAGCGGGCCTTTGATGTGGAGCAGTGGCGAACCCTGGCCGACCTGGACTACAGGCCGCCGGCCCGGAGCCTGATTACCCTCGGTTTCGATGGCGGGCGGTGGCACGATTCTACGGCCCTGGTCGGCACGGAGATTGTGACCGGCTATCAATGGCTGGTCGGATTATGGGAGCAGCCGGAGAATATTGAGGATTGGGAAGTGCCTGCTGATGAGGTGAAGGCCACCGTAGCCGGGGCGTTTGAGACCTGGCAGGTGTGGCGCATGTACTGCGATCCACCCTACTGGGAGTCGATTGTGGCGGAGTGGGCCGGGGATTATGGCGAGAAGCGGGTGCTGGAATGGTGGACCAACCGGCCCCGACAGATGGCTTATGCTATCAAATCATTCAATACAGCCATCAAAGTTGGCGAACTCCTGCACGATGGCGATCAGCATTTTAGGCGGCATATCGGCAATGCGGTGCGTAAATATGTCAGCCTGCGTGATGAGGATGGCCGGCCCTTATGGACCATCTATAAAGAGCGGCCCGACTCGCCGCATAAAATTGACGCAGCGATGGCCGCGATATTAAGCTGGGAGGCCCGCTGTGATGCGGTCACGGCCGGGGTGGCCCAGCGCCGGACCAGCGTTTATGAAGCTCGCGGCCTGGTGACAGCCTGATGAACTTGTGGCTCCGCTTCCAGCGGCGATTATTGGAGGCTCAATATCCGGCCCTAAAAACCGTTATTGTCAACCTGAAATCGGGCACGGTTTTCCGGGGCGTGGTCTATCGGAGAGTGGGGGGATTTATGGTGCTGAAAAATGCGGAGATGTTGCGGGAAAAAAGCGCGGCCACGCCGCTCGATGGCGAGGTGTTGGTCCAGATGGTCGATATTGACTTTATCCAGGTGATCTAATATGGCTATCGTTCAATCGCTTGGTGGCCTGGAAATGGTGCAGCCCACCTGGTCACCGGGCATCCTACGGCAGAGCATCCGGCTGTACGACTCGTTCAATTATGATTACGCCGCCCTGTATCGCATGCAGCCCAACGTGCGAACCTGTGTCGATTTCCTGGCCCGCAACATTGCCCAGTTGGGCCTGCACACGTTTCGCCGGGTTTCGGACACCGATCGGGAGCGGCTGACCGATCACGGCCTGCCAAAGTTGTTGAGCAAGCCGCTGCCGGCAGAGTTCAAAATGACCCGCTACCGGTTGATGGAGGCCCTGATCTCCGATCTCGGCATTTATTTCAACGCCTACTGGCTCAAGATCAGGCGCGATGCTGCCTTTGGTTTATTGCGAATCCCGCCCGAATACGTCACGCCCAGGGGCGGCCTGGTCCCGACTGGCTATGAGGTTTCTATCGGGGGGCGAATGAGGCCCTTCCAACCGGAGGAGGTCGTGCATATCCGGGGCTATAACCCGGAGAATCCCATCAGCGGACTCTCGCCGTTGGAGACCCTGCGCAGGGTCCTGGCCGAGGAACATTCTGCCGGCAAATACCGCGAGGGCTTCTGGCAGAACGCGGCCCGGATGAACGGCATTGTCGAGCGACCGGCTGAGGCCCCGGAATGGGGCGAGACGGCCCGCGAGCGGTTCCGGGCAGAGTTCTCGGAACTCTACGCCGGGGATGTAAACAGCGGGGCGACGGCGGTGTTGGAGGAGGGGATGACATGGAAACCCAACACCTTCAACCCCCGCGAGAGCGAATATCTGGGCGGGCGTAAATTGACCCGCGAGGAGTGCGCCAGGGCCTACCACATCCCGCTCCCATTGGTCGGCATCCTGGATCACGCCACCTTTAGCAACATCCAGGAGCAGCACAAGCACCTCTATCAGGACAGCCTGGGGCCGTGGCTGACGATGATTGAGCAGGACATTGAACTCCAATTACTGCCGGAATTTGAGGACATCGAGGGGGTGTATGTCGAGTTCAATATTCAGGAGAAACTCAAGGGCAGTTTCGAGGAGCAGACCAAGGCCCTGCAATCGGCCACGGGCCGGCCCTGGATGACGGCCAATGAGGCCCGAGCCCGGATGAATCTGCCCAGTCTGGATGGCGACGCGGAGCAATTGGTCACGCCGCTTAATGTGTTGATTGGCGGCCAGGCGTCGCCGCGTGACAGTGCCCCGGAGCAGCGGGGCCTCGAAGCCAGAGGGCAGAAGGGTCTTGACAGCCACGCCCCGGAGCTGTGGGAGCGCCACCGCCAGAAGTGGGTTGAGGTTCTGTCGCGGCACTATCGCCGCCAGGAGGCGGCCATCGTCAGCCGGGTCCCGGCGGCGATCACTGAGCCGGGCAAAGCAGATATCGGTGGCGGGGTATGGTGGGATGATGAGCGCTGGAACAACGAGCTGGGGGCCGATCTATTTCGGCTCAATCGGCTGACCGCCCTGGCCGGGGCCGAGCGGCTGGCTGAAGCGATGGAGGCTGAGGTCTCCGAGGAGGCGATGTTGCCCTGGTTGCAGGAGCATGCCCGCATCCAGGCCGAGAGCATCAATCTCCAGACCCGCGACAGCGTGGCCGCCGCTCTGAACGAATCGGAGCCGCTGGATGCGGTCAAACAAGTGTTTGCCACCGCATTGACCATCTGGACCGCACGCCAGTCCCTGAGCGCCGTAACCACGGCCTTTAATTTTGGGACCAACGAGGCGGCCAACGCCAGCGGGTTGAGCAAAAAATCCTGGCGGGTCAACAGCGGCAATCCCCGCGACGCTCACGCCGCGATCAATGGCGAGACGGTCGGGATCCGGGATTTGTTTAGCAACGGGATGCGCTGGCCGGGCGATCC